TGCTTTGTCGAAGTATACCATCGCCTTCTCTCGTAATAATAGTATCGACACCTGCCCCACCAGCATTACTACTATTTACAAACTGAAAACTACCATTATATCCTAATCTTACATAACTATTTGTTATTGCTGGCGAATTCCTATCTCCATTATCGGGAATAATAATTGGAACAATAATTTTTCCATTTGTTCCTGTATTGTACAGAGTATTTGTCCCACTGGCATAACTAAACCCAGCATCAGAAGATATTGTACCACTATCGGACCAGAAAGCTACCCTAGTAGCAACACCACTTCCAGCTACTCCAGAATTTTGCACCCAATTGTAAGTTTCATTCCATTGTTCACTATTTCCACCACTAGCAGTAATAATCCCACTAACATCAAGAGATGTAGATGGAGCGGTGTTTCCTATTCCCATGCTGCCATTAACATAAAAATTATTAGATATGTAACCACTGCCAATTGTATGTAATTCATATTGAGGAGAAGATGTTTTGATGCCTATGTTATCTTGAAAATAGCTTATTCCAGCAGCAACCTGGAGACCCCAATTCTGACCAGCTCTGTCTGCATAGCCATACAGGGCAACATTTCTAGTACCAGAACCATAAGCTGTAGCATTAATACCATAATTGGTTCCAGTGCTCTTATTATTAAATGCTTTAATTGCTTGATTACTACCGGCTGTGTCATTATCATCAACAAAAATTCTAACCTTACCACCTTGAGTAAGAGAATTATCTCGACCAAACTTAGCACTTATACCATCTGTGTCTGTATGAAGGGTGGTCCCATCAAATGTTAAGCTAGTGCTTGGTTCCCATTCTTGAAGTATACTATCCCATACCAAAAAGTTATTGTTAGCTAAGCCGCTAGTATTTATATCTGTAATTTGAGAAACTGTATGTTCATGATTTGTATATTCGACATTAAACCAACCTGCACCAAATCCTGAACGGTATTCTCTATTTATTATTTTTTTATTCAGTTCACCGGAGTCATACGTTATACCTCCAATTTTATAGTACCAATTGTTTTGTATGAATAAAGTATAATTTGCTCCCGATGTACCGCTGGGATCTAGAATTTCATATGGAAGTAAAGGAACTGCGGAATTAAAAGGTAAAACATATCTACCATTATTTTCTGCTTGAAAGTAAAATCCAGAACCAGTTACTGTTGTAAAATCACTATCAGTAAGAGTCTTCCAAGGATCTCCAGGTTTCCATTCTTCTGAAGTGCTGTCATATTTTAAATATTGACCATTTGATACACCGCTGGTATCCACATCATGTAGATCGCTAATATGACCAGGATTTGTCACACTAACAAGTAATTCACCATTATTCCCATCTTTAAGAACAATAGCTGTGTAAATCGTGTCCTTTGGAGGAACTTTTGTTAAACCTCCAGCAGTTGATGGATCTGGAAATAATATATCTCCCTGCACCCAAGTTTCACCATTAGGATTTAATGCAGAGTTGGACGACCTTAAGTCGACTTTTCTAACATGACCAAAATGAACAACATAACCCAAATCACCATTATTGAGTGTTTCTGCTAAAAGTCCTATATACCTAACTTCTTCTGTACTACCATCAGCTGCAAATTTTTCAATCTCTATTCTTTGTCCACCAGCGTTAACCCCTGCTGCATATACAGCCTGGCCTTGATATATTGTTCCTCCGCTTAAGTTGATAACTCTATAAAATACATCTTGTCCAATATGAGTTGTAAGAGTATCTGTTAAGCCTAAATCAAGTGTTCCAAGTGTATCGTTCCAATTTAATTGACCTTTAATTTGGTCTAAGTCTGCTATACCAGTATTGAAATAAATTATATCGAAATTACCTGTTCCAGATGCTGCTCCTCCTCCACTAACGATACCTGTGTAAGAAATAGTCCCAGAATCTGTCCAGTAAGCATAATATCCTGGAACTCCAGATCCTCTCACATATCCCGATTTAGAATGATCGCCCCAGCAAAAAGCCTGTTTCCATTGAGATGAGTTGCCATCGCTTTGTGTTACTATAGGCTTCTCGAAAAAATAATAATCTGGCATACCAGTATTCCGATCTTTAGAGTTGATGGTGGGTTTGTGTACCAACTTTCCTGTCGAAACAATAAGTCAAGTTACTCATATATAAATACACAATACCACAAAAAAAGGGCTAGCAAAAGCCAGCCCTTTTCTACTAGAAAGTAGTAATCAAAAACTAGAGAGAACCGAGGATAACTCTACGATTGTCTAGAACAGCAAAGCCCTGCTCTGCCCAGCCGTAGAAGCCAGCTCTTTTCTGTCTGTGAAGAGAATCGTCTTCAAAGACCTGAACCTCTTGTCTAATTGGCATGACAAAAGAATCTCTCTTGCGTAGATCAAGACCAACAACAATTTCAGTGTTGTGGCCTGATGGCTGACTGCCAGAAAGAGAACTGCTAAAGAAGGTCTGATATTCTTGACCTTCGCCAAGTTCGTCAAGGTCATGTAGGTTTACACCAAACACTCTGTTGACACTACCATCAGCAGCGGTATAGATCTCACGACGAGTAACTTCGTCAACTTGATCGACGCCCCAGTTACGGATGTCTTCCATAGCTTCTGGAGAAACATATAGGTCTGTAAGGGCACCTCTGTTATTTGAGGTTGAGTTACCACCACCGTTACGACGCATAACAGTCTTCATAAGACTCACGAGTCTCTTGCTGAATTGACCATTAGCTGCATCATCATCAAACACAACAATGTTACGGTCAACACCAGCAGCAAGAATGGTGTGCCAACCATCGTCGTTCATCTTCTTGGTAAACTGGGCTTCTAGAACCTCCATTGCACGACCAACCACATCCCAGCGGGCATCACGAGCATACTTTAAGAGATAGTCGCTTGAAGCACCAATGTCATAGGTCGGAACCATGACATAATCACCTTCAACGTGACGCTCTGGAATATAACCGTGATTAGGAATGGTATATGCAACGAAGTCAGACTCAGTGCCAGGAGCTAGAAAGTCTAGTGGAAATTCTGGTACTGCACTATCTGCTAGTCTAACTGGTTCAAAAATACCATCGAGAATATCGCCATTAAGAACACCTTGTCTTAATGGAAGTTCTAAAGCTTTTGCGAATTGGGCGCTAGCTTCTAGTGACTGATTTTTGTCTGCTGAACCAGAGCGCATCAAAAGATCAGTTAACTCTTTGCTAGGCTCAAATTTTTCATGATTTACTGACATTGTTTATTTCTCCCATTAATTGAAACTTTAGCGTAACCATCGGAATCTTTTGCACTCAAGAATTGACCAACTGCTACGGCACCAGTTTCTTGGGTAGCGCTAACGTTACCACCACTGTGTAGATATGCAGTTTGACCAGCTGCTGGAGTACCATTGATATTACTTGTAGTAACTTGGCCTTTTCTAAGAACGGCCACTTTACCGCCACTTTGAACTTCGTCTTTATGAAAATTAATGTGTTGTCTTGTTAAGTCAAGGTTTACAACATCATTAAGTAAGACTCCGACAGGATAAGCACCACTTGGATTGCTTGCGTATGCAACAACAGCATTAGCATCGTCCATAGCAACACCAACACCAGTAGATGCGGTTGATACTGAGACTACGCCGCCTCTAGTAGCAGTTGTACTCATGAAAAATGAGATATCACTTAACAATTCAATTCTATCAGGTTTTAGAGCCATTTTTATTCTCCCTTATTTAATTTTTTACCGAGTCTAGAATAAACAAATTCAACTAAAGCTGCGCTAGTAGTATGGACTTCTCCATCTTCGCCACCAACAGCAAGATCTAGAGCTTCGGTTTCTTCAACCTCTTCTAAAATCTCTTCTGCTGTATCAAATTCAGTTTCTGCTTTTGATTCTTCTTCTTTCTTCTTCTTCTTTTCAATAGCTTCTTTAAGAGCTGGTGGCATACCTGCTTCAGCATCTTTGTCTTTCATCTCTTCATTTTTCTTTGCCATCTTTTTCTTCATCATGGCAATGACAGAGTCAAAAGCTTCATCATCAAGAGCATCATATGCAGCTAATGATTCTTCAATTTCTGAACCATCAAAACCACAATCTAGTAATGATGCCATTCTCTTTTCTTTTTTCTTTTGCATCATCATAGCTTCGTTTTCTTTCTTAACTTCGCTATAACGCTTGTTCATTGCAGCTAATGCTTCTTGATCTTTGGCAACTGCTTCTTGTAATTCTTTAATAGAAGCTTCTGACTCATCTAGCTTCTTCTGTAAAGCTGCTTTTTCTTCTTCGTATTGTGCGGTAACCGCCTCAGCATCTACTGCTTCGACTTGTTCTGTTTCAACAACAGCAGTTTCACATGCTTCGCAAGCTTCTGCTACTTCTGTTGCTTTTACTTCTTCTGGTAAAGTTTCTAACTTTTCTTGTTCGCTCATTATACAAGCCTCCGCAGTATGGGTTTCTGTGTTATCTTCTGATACACCTTTATTTTCTAAAACGATATTTTTTGTTTCTTCTTTTTTTAAATCATCAAAATTTTCCAGCTTATTTTTTAAGATAATACTATCTTCATTAGCTGGTCTATCAACATAACCTTTACCACTAAAAGTGATATTCCTCAACACTCTACCAATTCTATAATTGTCTTTCTCTCCGTTGCCACCATAGGATCTCAAGTACTTAGTTAAATATGCACTATCATTATCCCTAGCAATAACTTTAAGTTCACCGGTCTCTTTGTCCATTAAACCATAATCAAAACTATTAAAATAGCATTCCATGCTCACATATTTAGTTCCGTTTTCTATAGAAGCAATTAAGTCTCTAGTTCTTTCTTTTAGTTCTGGATTTGTATATGCCTTATAGATTACAGCTCCGGTTAATATATGGTATTTTTCTGGAAGATTCTCTACAGGTGTATCTTTATCTATTAATATTCCTTCTTCTGTGATTGGATAATTTGAAACAATATGCCCCACAATCACATTCTCATCGTGATTTAGATTTGTCGGTTTATGGTTTGGGCTTTCTTTTGCCTTCCATATTTCTTCTGGATCAAATACATCATCATTCTTATTCCATGTAGATGAAACTAGAATAGATTGAACATAATACATATCTGGATCTTGAATAGAGCCAAAAGCCTTCATCTTTTTAGATGATGGATCAACAGACAATGGCTCAACAACAGAAGCAAAAGACACACTTTTGTCTTTAGCTACTGCTTCACCAATACCGTCATCATATTCTTGTTGAAATACTTGCATTTTTTAGCCTCCAGAATCAACCATACACCATAGAATAAAAATAAGCCTTTAATTGCTTATAATCTTCTGTTGTAAGGTCTTTATCTATATTAGATTTAATTTGTTTAATGAAGTTTTCGTATCGAGGAACTGCTTTTGAATTTTGAGAAGCCACAATTTTATTCTTGATTAAGTCTTCATTGCAAGCATCAGAAGGGTTAATAGAAAATAGAATAGCTGTTTTGACCCTATCTGTTTCAGAATATTCTGACTGAGACAAACTTCTCATATTTTTTTTACCATAGAAATCTAAAAAGATAGGATTGATAATATCTGAAATTTTTTCTTGTAAACCAAGGCTCTTCATCATAAGAGATGCTCCTGTTTGTGGAGCAAACTCTTTCTCTTTTCTCTTGTCTGAATCTTTTGCATTTTTGGGTCTTCCCTGACCAGGAACCCCTTGAACTTCTTTTTTGGGTGCAAACTTACTTTTAAGTTCTAGTAGGGTCTCTTCAGAATCCAGTTTCTCATCTAGTTTTAATCCTACCTGATTAGGAGTAGCTATACCTAGTTGTAAAGCGGCCTTCTTTAGATTATCATTTGTTGATGTATATGGTCCTAGTTTCTGTGTCATTCTGCTTGATGATCTTTCTTTATCCTCACGATTGATTCTTACATTCTCAAGTTCAGGATCAGCACCAAATCTCTTCTGAACAAATTCGTTAGATATAATATTTCTATCTGCTAGTTGGATAATAAGGGCTTTTTCTGCTTCTTCGTTAGATAGGTCCATTCTATCAAATTCAACCTTAGCAGAATATCTGAATCCCATAGCCTTTTGGATCATGTCTAATTCTGCTTGCCAAAACTTTTGTAGAACATCTCTACCATACTGTAATCTTTGAGTGAGTGTTTTTAGACTGATGAAATTATTGGTAGTTCCAGCTGCACCATATGTTCCCGTTAGTGTTGGAGGAATACCGAGGCCAGCATATACATTATTAAGGTGTGGAGTATATTTAGCTTCTCCAAGGAACTGATGAACATTTGTGTTTGACTCTAGAAGCTCAATATCTGGACCCCAAACAATATCCATAGTACCACCGCCAACATTATTCTGTAGAATAGATGCAAGTTTAGAAGCAGCAGCTTTTGTTGGGGCAATTTTATGATCTAGATTACCTAGTTTAAATATACGAATATTAGAAATAGCACCATCTAGTGCTGCCATATCCGCAAGCTTCAATTTCTCTAAGACTGTAATATCATCCATGATTGAATAAATCATAGGAAATGCCCAAGTCTGCCAATCATCTTTCTTATAATGGTTCACAATGACTTTATCTGGATCTAGATAGTAAGGCTTACGAGTCTTAGCTGCTTCAATAACCTCTGGCGGCAATTTTGCTACCATAAATTTTTCAGCATCATTTTTGGGAGAATTAATGATCTTTCTAAGATGTGCTGGCAACTTCAACCCATAAGCCTTTTTACCACCTACAAACGAAGCTAACGGCCCAGCAGCAATTTCAATATAAACAGGATCAATGAAAGTATATCTCCAAGGAATCTCTTTCTTGCCTAAAATCAAAGTTTGACTCTTGATGTCAGTATCAGAGAAGTCTGCCGCATTGGCTTTATACATGTTCTGAATCGACTTGTTAGAAAGCTTTGCAGTTTGTCTGGTTATAACAATATTCCCAGAACGATATAAGTTATTAAGAAATCTCTCGCTTCTATCTTTACCGCCTACCTTTTTAAACCAGTTTCTGTAGAATCTTTCAATTCTTCTGTTTGGATGCGATATCGTAATACCTTGACTAGAAAAATCACCCATAAGGTCAATAACATTTTTTACTAAGCCTACTCTTTGATAAATATCATCTGCTCTACGAAGAATAGCTTTATGATGATCCGGAACAGATTCTTGGGGTCTAAAATAATCATAATCAGATCTTGAAAGACCAGGTCTACTTGATATGTTGGGAAGAACATTTGAAAAGTCTGTTCTCATCGTGGTTCTGCCAGCAGCAGCCGAAGCGTGCTGAATACCAGCATATTCTTGTAAGGATTCTCCAGAAGCGTTCAATGTATTCTTCTTGCTTTCCTCGTCATCTCCC